CCACAACTCCAAGCGCAAGGTCGAGGCGTCCGTGTCGTTTGACGAGAACCGCCAAGCCAAGGGAGCCAAGGCACTGGCAGGCGTGACCTACGCCGCTGGCGCATCCATCCTAGTGGCCCGCGACGGCTTGCCCTACGGCAACCGCTGGCGCGATGCGCGCCCCACGCCCAAGGCGGCCGACGTCAGCCCGTGGCTGGCCCACGTCGAGCGCATGGTGCCCGAGCCCTTCGAGCGTGAGCACCTGCTCAACGCGCTGGCCCATAAGGTGCAGTTCCCCAACCATAAGATCAACCACGCCATCCTCATGGGCGGCAATCATGGCAGCGGCAAGGACACCCTCTTCGCCCCGTTCTTTTGGGCCATCGGTGGCGACGCCAAGGCCAACTGCTCGCTGGTCAAAAACGAAGACCTTAACTCCCAGTGGGGCTACGCCCTCGAGTGCGAAGTGATGGAAATCGCAGAGCTTCGCCAAGCAGAGGCCAAAGACCGCCGCGCCCTTGAGAATACCCTCAAGCCCATCATCGCCGCGCCCCCTGAGCTTCTCATGGTCAACCGCAAGGGTATGCACCCCTACATGGCCCTGAACCGTGTTTTTGTAATTGCATTCTCTAATGAGCGCGTGGCCATTTCACTCCCCAGCGAAGACCGCCGGTGGTTTGTCCTTTGGTGCGCCGCCCCTAAGCTACCAGAGGCTCAGGCCGTGAGCCTGTGGAACTGGTACCAGCACCGTGGCGGCTTTGAGGCCGTCGCCCATTACCTGCACACCCGTGACGTGTCAGCGTGGAACCCCTCAGCGCCGCCCCCCATGACTGAGGCCAAACTGATCATGGTCGAGCACGGCATGAGCACGGCCGAGTCTTTCCTAGTCGATCAGATGACCCGCCGCGTGGGTGAATTCTCCCGTGGTGTGATCGGCGCGCCCTTCCACGCAGTGTGTGACCGTTTGCAGGGCCTGGCCCCCGCAGGGGTCAAGATAGTGCAGGCAGCACTACTCCACGCCCTGAAGGAGGCGGGCTGGGTGGACATGGGCCGCATCGCGTCGCGCCAGCATGGCACAAAGAAACACATCTTTTGCGCGCTCGACATGGCGGAGACGTCAAAATCAGAATTGCGCGCCTTAGTTGAAGCCTGAATAAAAAAGGGCCCCGTGAGGGGCCCGTGAGGTTTTGGCAACTGCTCAAAGACCAAGCAGCACGGCCAGTATAGCGGCGATCAAGGCCGCGCAGATTATCGCCATGCCTCCACCAGTGCCGCAGCGTCATAAGTCGCAGCCGGTGCGGCCACGGTGAAGAGGCCAGCCCCGCGCTTGATCCTCCCCCATGCGTCTTTTCGGTTTTGATTGACCAGCTCGCCGCGTTTGACAGCCCCATAAACTTGGTCGCGGGTAAACCCCTCCGCCTCGAGCTCGTACATGGTGCGCGGCAGCGCGCAGAATTCCGCAAGGTTAGACATAACGCATGGCCTCCGCTTTACAGGCTTCTACTTGGGCCTCAGTTAGTTCCTGAGCCCAGTACTCGGCTACGTCGGCGCATTCTTGGGCCCTTTCCGCGTCAGGGGCCGTAAGGCCCATAATGAGCGCGCGGGTGACCAGTTCGGCGGGCGTGGGCGTGGGCGAGAGCAGCGACCACGGGGCCAGCGCTTGGGCGAATATAGGATTAAGCATCTTCGGCCACCTCCCGCAGATCATGCAGCTCATCGCGCAGCGCGTTGCGCTCATCGGTCAATTCTTCAATGTCGGCCACCGCCTGCCCCAGCGCGCGTTGCAGCGCGTCAATTCTGGCCAGCAGCTCGGCCGTTTTGGTATCGCCCGCAGCATATGCGGCCCGTTCTTCTTCGTTGATTGTCATTCCATGCCCCCTGCAAAATTGATTGCATCTTCTTTTCTTGCAAAATCAGCAACCCAAACGGCCAGCCCGTCCGCGTCGCGCTCATAAACTGACCACTGGTCAGCTTCGCTTTCCTCGCACTTTTCCCAGCCACCCTCAGCGCGCATGGTGGGCGTGATTTCATAGTCAAATTCGTTCATGGGCTACCTTTATGTATTCGTTAAGAATGTGGGCTTTCGGATACATCACAAGCAATTTAGAGCGCGCCTCTTCTATGCTTTGTGCTATTTCCTCTTCATATTCGGGGCTTTCAATGTCATACCCATATTTGTAGATTTCAAATAGATATACGTGTTTCATGGTGTCATCCCCCAAAAATACAAAACAAAGGGCAGCGCGATAAAGAACGCAAAGCCCACGGCGTCAAAAAAGTTTTTCATAAAACCCCCAAAAAATGGCCATCATCATCAAATACCGCGACGTAGAACCCGCGCGGGCAGGCTTGCACGTCGTATCGCCACGCGTCGCGATCCTGTAGCGTCAATTCATCAGCCAGCGCCTGCGCGGCCGCTTTGCTTTTGTAGTAGGTCATACGGGCACCTCGGACCATGTCCGGTGGCCGGTCCGCCACCACCAGTGGCCACGCGTTAAGGGCGGTCCGGCCATGAATCGATCGACGGCCACACGCTGGCCGGTCCTGAGAATAAATATTGTTTTCATGACGTGGCCCTCTCATGCAAAGCCTGCGCGGCGGCGTGGTGGCCCAGCATGTCGCGCAATATGGCATGACGTGGCCCACGGTGCGCCCGTGCCCGCGCGCTGGGTTTTAAGCGCCCATAAGTGGCGCGGATAACGTCGCGCGGCGTGGCCCATACGGGCAGATTTAATCGCAAATAAGTACTGAACATGTGGCCCCCTTAAATAGTGCAACAGCCGCAGCATGGCGCGTCAATGCACCGGCCCGCTTTATTTCGAAAATATTCAACGCCACCGATTAGTAGCACGTCGCTTTGATACGGGCGGATTGTCACGGGCGGCGCGTGGTCAAAATCTTCGTCCGTATGCCACGCTTTGCGCGTGACAGTGTCGTAGATTATTTCGTCGCGTGGGCGGATCGGCGCGCCTGTGCGCGCGTCGCGGCCGTGGTATTTGGCTAACATTCGTTTTTGCATGGTTTACTTTCCTTCAGTTGATCGACGCAATACGCGCCCGCATGCGGCCGGTGTGGCCGCATACAGTCGAACATTACGCGGTGGCCAGCTTGATATCTATCACGCGCTTTTTCGTGCCGTGGGCGGGAAAGCCCACAATGGCCGCGCGCTGGCGCTGGCAGAGCTGACATGTCGCGCAGCTCACATCGTCGCGCTGGGTTGCTGGGCAGATAACGACGGCACGGCCAGCGGGCGTGGTGGTGTTTTGCGTGGTGGTACTGGGCAAAACCACCACCACGGGGCCCGCATTTTGGCTGGCCAAATAATCCGCGTCGCTTAGATCATTCGCGGACAAATTGACCGTAAAACCCCATGCATTCGCGTGGCGGATCCAATCGATGCTGGCCGCGTCGCGGTGGTGTGAATAGGTGAACCCGCGACGGCCGGCATTCGCGGCCACCAATTGGCCGAGCTTTACCGCGTCAATTGTGCCACCGGCTACGGGCAGATCGCCCGCTTGATTGTGCCGCCACAATTGACCGGCGGGCATGCTGGCCACCGCCTGGGTGAACGTCGCCCAGTCAGTGCCGCGTGTGCCATTTGACACTGCGGCCCAGTGCAAGGCGAGCGGCCCGCTGGCCGCGTAGCACGCGTCGCGCACGGCGCAATTAGGCGGGCAGCTGGCGCGCTCGGTGGTGCTAACGGGAATCGGGCCGGTTTTGACGTTAGCGCTTTTGAGTGTGAGATGTACTTGCATGACTTTCCTTTAGTTGACTGAGCGCGGCCGGTGTGGCCGCGCGGGTTTTAGGCTTGGGCGATTACTTTCGCGTAAGCTTTTTCGGCCATTGCGGCTTGGTGCGCGGCTTGGTGCGCCAGCATGGCCGACTCAAGCGCGCGCCAGTGCGTGGCGCTGGGGTATTGTGCAAAGTTCTTATACGCAGTTGTGAGCGCTTTTTTAGTGTTTGTCATGGTCTTTACTTTCGTTTGGTTGATTGAGCGCGGCACGGTGGCCGCGCGGGTTTTGGATTTAAATGATGAATTCGGGGTTTTGCGTGATGCCATATTGCACGGCGAGTGCCATTATTTCGGTTTTTTGGCTATTTTTAAGCGCTGCGCGGTGAAGCATAGACAACGCGCGGGCGACATAATTCGCGCCGAAGTGTTGCATCTTTTCGATTGTGGCCACTTCGCGGCGCTGGGCTTTGTTGAGTGTTGTCATTACTTTCCTTCAGTTGACTGCGTGGGCAATATCGCGCCACACACACAATGTAAGGTATTTCCTTGCAATTGTCAAGAATTATTTCATAGGGATAAACCCTAAGTAGGTGTGGGCGGTGTGGGTTCGATTGTGGGTAGTGGTTTTGGGGTTTATGACCTACAGTTTTGGCCAATAATGACGGGGCTTTGCTGGCTTTGTAGGCAATGTAGGTCATATATTCTTTAAAGTCAGTAAAATTATATTTGTAATTATAAGGTATTACAGTTAGAATATGGCCGTGTATGGTGCGCGTAGTTTTGGCGACTTGAAAACCATGACCCACATTGCCTACATTGCCTACATTATGCTTTTGATAAGTGTTTAGTGTATGGCCATGTGGCCACTGACCATGCCATGTTAGCGTTTACTTACTTAGCAAAATCATAAAGTAAGTGACTACTAACTTGCAGATGTTAGTTAGCACTCACTAACCAGGCTGCTGTAAGTAAGCGCCCACTAACTTAGGGGGAGGGGGTAGGGCCGACGGCAATGGGCCAACGGTGACGGAGTGTTCGCAAACAATTTTTTTTATTTTTAAATTGCCCACATGACCCACATGATTTACACTGCGCGCATGTTTCACAGTCTTCCATTTGAGCCACGCAAGGTCGTCGCAACCGAAGCGCGGTTAAACAAAATCTACGAAGCCGCCAAACTCGGCTTGAAAGGCGACGCATTGGCCCTGGCTTCAGGACTGCTGCCATCGGAATACCGGCAACTGTGTGAGCTTGACCCCGTTGCTGACATGGCCGCGCTCAAGGGCAAAGCCGACGGCGAGCTGGAGATGTCCATGTGCTTGCACAAGGCAGCCAAGGAAGGCGACGCCAAAGCGGCGCTGGCAATCCTCCAACACTCACACGGCTGGGTGGCCAAGCAGTCCATCAGCATAGATGTCGATCAGCGCATCTCGATCACCGGCGCACTGCGCGAAGCCGAGTCGCGCGTCATCGACGTCATCGCCAACGAACCAAGCCCTAGACTGAAACAGGAAGTAAATGCAGAACACTATCTACAGCGCTGAAGACGAACAAGAATTGATGGCGAGACTCTGGAGTCCGGCCATCAAGGATAACCCGCTGGCGTTTGTAATGTTTGCGTTTCCCTGGGGCGTCAAGGGTACACCGCTGGAACACTTCCAAGGGCCACGCAAGTGGCAGCGCGAGGTGCTGCTGGACATTGCTGAGCACATCAAGCTCAACCAGGGTAAGGTGGACTTCGACGTATTGCAAGAAGCCATCTCGTCTGGACGGGGTATTGGCAAGTCAGCATTGGTCAGTTGGATCACGATCTGGATGGCGTCAACCAGAATCGGCTCGACGACCATCATTTCGGCCAACAGTGAGTCCCAGCTCAGGTCAATCACATGGGCCGAGATCACAAAATGGCTGGCAATGTCGATCAACAGCCACTGGTTTGAGGTAAGCGCAACGCGTGTGATGCCCGCCAAGTGGCTAACCGAGCTGGTCGAGCGGGATTTGAAGAAGGGCACACGCTACTGGGGCGTCGAGGGGCGGCTGTGGTCAGCGGAAAACCCCGACGCGTACGCTGGTGTGCACAACTTTGATGGGGTACTAGTAGTATTTGACGAAGCCAGTGGTATTGACGACTCAATTTGGGCCGTTACTGGTGGTTTTTTCACAGAAAACACCCCAAATCGCTTTTGGATGGCGTTTTCCAACCCCCGCCGCAATACGGGGTACTTCTACGAAGCGTTTAACAGTAAACGTGAGTTCTGGCGCACAAAAGTGGTGGACGCCCGCACGGTCGAGGGTACCGACAAAGCGGTGTATCAGCGCATCATCGACGAATATGGGCCAGATTCAAGCCAAGCGCACGTCGAAGTGTACGGTCAGTTCCCCAACGCAGGGGACGACCAGTTCATTGGGGCCGACATCGTGGACGACGCTATGAAACGGACAAAATATCAGGATCAGTCAGCGCCGATTGTGATCGGCGTAGACCCCGCACGGTTCGGAGCGGACGCAACGGTCATCGCGGTGCGGCAGGGGCGGGACATCGTGAAGATCATGCGGCACAGGGGCGACGACACCATGACGGTGGTGGGGCACGTGATTGAGGCGATTGAAGAGTTCAAGCCGACGTTGGTGGTGATTGACGAGGGTGGCCTGGGTGCTGGAATCGTGGATCGGCTGAAAGAGCAGCGGTACAAGATCAAGGGCGTGAACTTTGGAAACAAGGCCAAGAACCCGATCATGTACGGTAATATGAGGGCTCAGATGTGGGGCGACATGAGGGAGTGGCTGAAATCTGCTAGCATACCCAACGACAGGTTCTTGAAGACGGACTTGATTTCGCCTATGATGAAGCCTGATTCACGTGGAACAATTTTTCTAGAAAGCAAAAAGGATATGAAGGCTCGCGGTCTTGCCTCTCCTGACGCTGCTGACGCAATAGCGGTGACTTTTGCCTTCCCTGTTGCTCACCGTGAGTATGTCGAACCTAAACGCCGCGCCGCCAACTACGGCAGCGCAGTCTCTACAGGATGGATGGGTGCATGACAAAGAAATCAGTATCCTTAAGCGTTGGGCGCGGCGAGAAATTACCCGTCAGCAAAGGTGCTGGGTTAACTGAGAAGGGCCGCGCTAAGTACAACGCCGCCACGGGTTCTAACCTCAAAGCGCCAGCACCCAATCCTAAGACTGAAGCAGATAAAGGCCGCAAGGCTTCGTTTTGTGCAAGAATGGGCGCAGTAGCTGCGAACGCCAAAGATGCTGAACGCGCCAAAGCGGCTCTTAAACGATGGAAGTGCTGATCATGGCTACCAAACCTGGACTCTACGCAAACATCCACGCCAAGCAAGCGCGTATCAAAGCTGGCTCTGGCGAGAAGATGAACAAGCCTGGCAGCAAGAATGCGCCAACGGCCAAAGATTTCAAAGAGTCTGCTAAAACAGCGAAGAAGAAATAACATGCCACTCGTTAAATCCAAAACACCCGAAGCATTCCGCAAGAACATTAAGGCCGAAGTTGCTGCTGGCAAGCCAGTCAAGCAAGCGGTCGCAATTGCTTACAGCGTTAAGCGCGAAGCAGAAAAGAAGAAAAAATAATGGCAGATTACACAGGCATCGCCGCAGCCGGTGCTGTGGCCAACGGTGGCAAGCAAAAGGACACAACCTCCAGTGTCTTGGCGACTGCTCGCTCGCGTTTGGACATGGCCATTGCTGCTTTGTCTGAGAGTCGTGAAGATGAGATCGACGACCTGAAGTTCTACGCTGGTTCGCCCGACAACCACTGGCAATGGCCAGCGGATGTACTGGCCACCCGTGGCGCTGTGCAGGGCCAGACGATCAACGCCAGACCGTGTTTGACGGTTAACAAGCTGCCCCAACACGTAAGGCAGGTGACCAATGACCAAAGGCAAAACCGCCCAAGTGGCAAAGTTATTCCAGCCGACGACCACGCAGATGTTGAAGTTGCAGAAATCTTCAATGGAATGGTCAGACACATCGAATACATCTCGGACGCAGATGTCGCTTACGACACCGCCTGCGAAAACCAAGTCTCCTACGGCGAAGGTTACATCCGCATTCTGACCGAGTACTGCGACGAGAACACGTTCGATCAAGACATCAAGATTGGCCGTGTACGCAACAGCTTTTCGGTCTACATGGATCCAACCATTCAAGACCCAACTGGCGCAGATGCCAAGTGGTGCTTTGTCACCGAAGACATCAGCCGCGACGACTATGAGCGGATGTACCCCGACTCTGCGCCTATTACCACCTTGCAAACGCTGGGTGTGGGCGACCAAAATCTGAGCCAATGGCTCACTGAAGACACCATCCGCGTGGCCGACTACTACTATCTGGACTACGACCGCGCAACGCTTAACCTGTACCCTGGGAACGTGACTGCCTTTGAAGGCACCCCAGAGGACAAACAACTGAAAGCAATTTATGGCAAACCTAAAAGAACTCGTGAATCGGATCGTGTCAAGATTAAATACTGCAAAATCAACGGCTATGAAATTCTTGAAGAGCGTGAGTGGGCGGGGAAATACATCCCCGTAGTCCGCATCGTCGGCAATGAATTTGAAGTTGATGGTCGCTTGTACGTGTCGGGCTTGGTGCGTAACGCCAAGGACGCCCAGCGTATGTACAACTACTGGGTGAGCCAAGAGGCAGAGATGCTGGCCTTGGCCCCCAAAGCGCCATTCATTGGCTACGGTGGCCAGTTTGAAGGCTACGAAAACCAGTGGAAGACAGCTAACACCAACAATTGGCCCTATCTGGAGGTCAATCCAGACGTCACAGACGGTTCTGGCGGTATGTTGCCACTGCCCCAGCGGGCACAGCCACCAATGGCCTCTAGCGGGCTGTTGCAGGCCAAAGCGGGCGCATCTGAGGACATTAAGGCGTCTACTGGCCAATACAACGCATCTTTGGGCATGGGAAGCAACGAACGCTCAGGAAAAGCGATTCTTGCGCGTCAGCGTGAAGGCGACGTGGGCACGTACCACTACGGCGACAACTTGGCTCGTGGTGTGCGCCACATCGTGCGCCAGCTCGTGGACTTGATCCCCAAGATTTACGACACACAACGTGTGGCTCGCATCATTGGTGTGGACGGCGAAACTAAGATGGTCAAGATTGACCCATCTCAGCAAGAGCCGGTTAAGAAGATCATGCAAGACGACATCGTGATTGACAAGATCTACAACCCCAACGTCGGCAAGTACGACGTGGTGGTGGCGACCGGCCCAGGCTACGCAACCAAGCGCCAAGAAGCCTTGGAAGCTATGGCTCAACTGTTGCAGGGTAACCCCAGCCTGTGGGCTGTGGCTGGTGACTTGTTTGTCAAGAACATGGACTGGCCAGGTGCTCAAGAGATGGCCAAGCGGTTTGCTAAGACTATTGACCCCAAGCTCATGGCTGACAACGACAAGTCACCAGAGCTGCAAATGGCCGAACAGCAGATGCAAGCGATGGGTGCTGAGATGGAGCAGATGCACCAGATGATCCAAAATGTCGGCAAATCAATTGAGATGCAAGACATGGAGCGCAAAGACTTTGAAGCTCAAGTCAAGCTGTATGAGGCTGAAACCAAGCGGATCGCTGCGGTGCAGGCTGGCATGACTGAGCAACAGATTCAAGACATTGCTATGGGCGTAGTTGCTGCGGCAATGGAATCTCAGAGCATGATGAATCAAATGCCTGAAATGCGCGAAGAACCGATGGAAATGGAACCTATGCCACCACAAGGGATGCCCCAATGAAAGCTGCTGATTTTTTAGGCTTGTTGTTTTTGGCAAGAGATGTAGCGCACAGTGTTCATTTGAACACTCGTAGCTTTAGCAAACATAAAGCGCTTAACATCTTTTATGAGCGCATTGTTGGCGCGGCTGACGACTTTGCTGAAACTTACCAAGGCCGTCACGGTTTGATTGGCCCCATCACATTGCATTCAGCTAAAAAGACGTCCAACATTATTGAATTTTTGGAAGACTCACTTAAGCAGATTGAAGAAGGCAGATACGAAATCTGCGACAAAACTGATACTGCGTTGCAGCAATTGATTGATAATATCGTTGAGGTTTATCTGCGAACCCTCTACAAGCTTAAATCTTTGGCATAAGGACAAAACATGGCTTCTCTATACCCAAACCCCAAACAACAATATTTTGACGCCAATGGAGATCCTTTAAGCGGTGGGAAACTTTACACTTATGACGCAGGCACAACTACCCCAAGACCTACTTTTTTAGACCCAAACGGCAGCGTATACAACACAAACCCGATTATTTTAAATTCTCAAGGCCTAGCCACAGTATATTGGGCGGGGAATTATAAGGTTGTATTAACCGATGCAAATGATGTACTGATATACACACAAGATAACGTTTCCGATGGCGTAAACGATATTGCAGCTACTATATTTGCGGCGCAAACTAACCAAGTTAACAACGCAAAAATAGCTGCTATCAATACCATGAATACGGTTATTCAAGGTATGGGGTATTTACCGCCAGTAGCGTATACCGCAGGTCTGTTGATGGATTCTGCGGTAGAGACTGTTACCTATGCTGGTAATACCTACGCACCGCTTGTGACTGAAATTCCGTTTACTACAAGCGGAACTTTTGAAACTGCAAAATTTAGGCTAATTCAAGGTGTAGCGCAAGCTGACCTTAGCGCGGCTAATGGGTCTGCATTAGTGGGCTACTCCCAACCGGGTTCGCCCACAAGAACTTTACAAGCCAAACTTCGAGATGTTGTAAGCGTTAAAGATTTTGGCGCTACAGGCAATAATTCTACTGATGACCGCGCAGCTATTCAAGCCGCGTATGACTATCTTGTAGGACTTGGCGGCGGGACTTTGTACTTTCCTGATGGTAGGTACCGAATTTCAGATGAATTAAATTTTTTTAGGGCGTCATCGTCTGGCATAGATATAGATATTAAAGGTGCTGGCGTATACTCAACTTTTATTCGGTCTAATTTTTTTGGTGCGGGGAAATATTCCGTAAAATGTATTGACCCTGCTGGCGTTTCTCGCGCAGCTCCACTCAATGTATTCGACCTTCAATTTGATAGCGTCACTAGAACTGGCGGTGTTAACCCCGTTTATCTAGGCATTGAAGGGTGGGGCGAAAGTATTATGCAAAACGTGCGTTTTGGCGCGTCTAATAATACTACTTGGCGTGTTGGTTCACCTCAAGGTGTAAAATTAAAAACAGTCATTAACTATTATGGCGGTAAAAGCTATGCGTATAAAAATACGGATAGCCTTACTTTTGATGTTACGGCTGGAACAATTACGGCGTCTGCCGCAATATTTGACGCAGCTGACATAGGTAAATTTTTTAGTATTATTCCGTCTGTTGGGTCAGATAATACAATTACGTACACTATCGCAACTTTTGTTAGCTCTACACAAGTTACAGTTTCTGAAACTACGCAAAATACAACTTTAGCTGATGGCCAATTTGAAACGGCTAGATGTAGTATGACCGCTGGTTCAGCAGTTCTTACCGCTAATAGTAATTGCTTTGTAGCTGCTGATGTTGGGCGCGTAATATGTGTTCAGCAAGCTAGATCAGGGGTTAGCGCAAGTAAAGCTATTTTGCGTGGGCGAATTATTACTTATAACGCGCCCAACCAAGTAACATTAGATGTAGCCGCAGATTTTACTGTTGCAGATATATTTTTTGGCACTCCATGTTGGGATTTTGGCCGCGAAGAAAATTATGCGTTTCCGTTAAATGCGGCTTCTAGCGATGTAAAAATGGATCAGATGCACCTTGAGCATTTTGATGGCATTGGATGGTTTATCCAAGAGTGCGATGGGTATGTACTTAACGCAACAAAAATTCATGGTGAAACAGCTCCAGTATTTGCTGGTGCATCGACATCTGCGATGTGGTTAGACAAATTTGGCGGCTACATCAATATTGATTTTGAAACATCGTGTAGCCTTATTAGCCAAATTTGTTACGTAGCTAATCAATCAAGGCTGATGTCTTTTCCTAATTTGACTTTTAGGCCTTATAGAAATTGCAAAGCCATAATTGCCGAACAGTTTTTATCGGATGCCGGTTATATCCAAACAGGAGCAACTCATTTCTTTGCCCCGTTAACGGAGATTACTGATTATTTTGTAGATAACAACGCGCCTACATCACCTAGACTATACATAACTAACGTAATGGTTATGTCTGATTCTGTTCAAACAGGCAAACTGTTTATGACCAGATATGGATATTATACGCCGCAAGGAACGTATGTGTACGGTGATGCACCTGTTACATCTGGTTTTGTTGCAAGCTATCTATCTACCACTGGGTCTAGGGTGCGGTATCAGTCAGGCTCATCAAGAGCATATTCCATAGGCAATACGCCTGGTGGTGGTGCGTCTTTTGTTATTAGAGATGAGTCAGCCGGTCTTGATAGGTTAGCTGTTCAAAGCAACGGAACTATTCAGCCTGGCGCGGACGCAACGCAAAATTTAGGTTCTCAAACTGTTAGGTATTCCAACACCTATTCGGAAACATTTAGGCCAGGTGATGGTGTTGCACTTTGGACTTCTGCGGCGGGATCGCCAGAAGGTGTCGTAACAGCCGCCATAGGCTCTTTATACACTAATAGAACTGGCGGAGCTGGAACTACGCTGTATGTAAAAGAATCTGGTGCAGGCAATACAGGGTGGGTGGCAAAATGATGAAACTAGTATATAGAACTCCGAATAACAAAGTAATTTGTGTCGGCGCATGGGACTATAAAGAAAGTTTTGATAACCAAAATAATATAAAAGTCAATAATCCTTTACCCAAAAATGCGCTGGTATATGAAGAAGAAGTGTTTGAGCTATCTGATGGAATGTTATGGCCAAAATCAGATATAAAAGTACAAATTAATGTTTATACGTGCAACACAGCCTAAGGAATAATAATCATGGCCGCAAGATTTTGGGTTACTGGTGGTGACGGTAATTGGAACAGCACAACAAATTGGTCAGCCACTACTGGAGGCGCAAGCGGCGCGTCTGTGCCAGGCTCTGCTGACACGGCTGCGTTTAACGCAAATTCAGGGGCTGGCGTAGCCACGCTTGACATCAGCCCAGAAATTCAAACCCTGACTTGCACAGGTTTTACAGGTACGTTGGCGTTCGGCACAAACACAATTTCTTTGAATAGCACAGGTACGATTTTTGCCGGTTCTACAACAATGGCAGTCACTGGCACGCCGCAGATTATTTGCACGAATGCAAGTGCGACAGCACGAACAATCACGCCAACAGCAGTCACTGAAGCCAACAGCATTTCGTTTAGAATTACTGCTGGTACAGGCACAATTACATTTTCGTCTTCTTCTTCTTTTAAAAATTTGGATTTTACGGACGGGGTAAACCCAACTGGATACGCAGGCGCGTTGACCATTGCTGCTGGAACAATACTGTACGGAAATTTAAAAGCCTCGACGGGCATGACTGTCGTTGCAAGTGCAAATTCACTTACTTTTGCGGCTACATCTGGCGTAAAGACAATTGAAACTGCTGGAGTGACATTTGATAGACCACTTACTTTTAACGGTGTTGGTGGCACTTGGCAACTTCAGTCTGCATTGACATCTGTCT